GATGAATTAAACAGTTTTATGTCAAAATATAGTAAAGTATACTTAATTAATCATAACGGTGATTCATCAAAATTAAAATAAAATGGATAATTTCGATTTAAGAAAATATTTAGCTGAAAACAAGCTATTAAAAGAAAATATGCAAGATGCAGATTTACTAGCAAAACTAGCTACTGATATATTAGATGAATTTCGTGTATATGCTGAAAGTGAAGATTTAATTCAATATTTAAATAAATCAATGGATTATCTAGAAAGAATCCCATCAAATGATGATGTATACAGCGCAATACAAGCTGTTGCTGATGGTTTAAACCCATACACAGGTGAAGAATTTGACTATACAGTAGATGAAATGCAGTCTGAATTAGAAAGACTTATAGCTTAAAACTGCGACCTTCAAGACTCCCAATATACGTATAACCGTAAAATATGCTATCCCATATAGCATTGACATAATATAAAATCTATTACGTTTCCAAATAAACGTATTTCCCAAACAATTAAATTTTAGGATAATGGCAAAAAGAGACATTCTCAAAGAAGCTATCGCTGACGCCAAAACCGTAAAAGAAACCGCTATCGCAAATGCTAAGGCAGCACTTGAAGAAGCTTTTACTCCACAACTTAAATCTATGCTAGCTACAAAGTTAGAAGAAATGGATAAAGAGGATATGGATGAAGCTGAAGACATGCGTCACAAAGATGACAAAGGTCCAGACCGAGGAGCTGAAAGAAAATCTTTAGATTCAGAACCAAGATACAACAAAAAGAAAGATCTTGATGAAGAAAAAGAAGATATGGATGAAGAAATTGATCTAGACGAAATCTTAGCAGAAATCGAAGAAATGGATAAAAAGGACATCGACGAAGATGCCAGAACAGACGCCGAAGAAGAAGGCTATGAAGATGGTATGGAAGACGAAAAAGAAGACATGGATGACAAGGACGAAGAAGAACTCGACTTGGATGATATGTCAGATGACGACCTTAAAGACTTCATTGAAGACGTAATTGCAGATATGGTTGCTTCAGGCGAGTTAGAAGCAGGCGAGAATTTCGAAGAAGAAGGCGAAGAAGAAGAAGTAGATGTAGACGTTGAAGACGACGTAGACGTTGAAATTTCTGAAGCCAAGAAAAAAGACAAAGAAGACGATAAAGATAAAATGGAAGAAGCTGTAGGTAACCCTATTAGCACTTCAGTTAAATCTGGTTCCAAAAACAAATATGACGAAGATTTCATGAAAGCCGTAAAGGACGATCTTGCAAACTTAATGAAAAAAGTAGGTTTAAAAGAGGAAGATGAAATTGATGAAGCTGCTTCAGGTACGCCTACAAGCACATCATATAGTAAAGGTAACAAGTATGACGAAGATTTTATGAAAGCTGTAAAAGATGATCTTGCTAAACTTATGAGTAAAGTAGGTTTAAAAGAAGAAGAACTTGATGAAGCTTACAATACAATCGAATCTTTAAAGTCTGACTTAAACGAAGTTAATTTGCTTAATGCAAAATTGTTATATACTAACAAGATTTTCAAAGCAAAAACTTTGACAGAAAGTCAAAAAGTTAAAGTATTAGGTGCTTTTGATAAAGCAGGTACTGTAAAAGAAACTAAATTGGTATTTGAAACTTTAAACGAAGGTTTAAAGACTAAGAAAAAATCTCCAATTAAAGAATCTTTAGGATCAGCATCAAGAGTATCAAGATCAGTTAACGCTAAAAAACCAATTATTGAAACCGATCCAATGGTGGAAAGATTCAAGAAATTGGCTGGTTTAAAATAAATTAATAATAATAAAAAAACAACTAAAAATGTCACAATTAAATTCACTTTTAGAAAGCTCAGCGAACAACTGGAAAAGTGTTCAGAGCGACGCTGCTAGATTAGCAGACAAGTGGGAAAAAACAGGACTATTAGAAGGAATGGGTAGCGAAGTTAACAAGAACAACATGAGTATGATTCTTGAAAACCAAGCTAAGCAACTTGTTGTTGAGCAATCACAAACAAACCAAGGTGGAGCAAGCTTCACTCCAGGTCAAGGTGCTCAATGGGCAGGTGTAGCTTTACCATTAGTAAGAAAAGTATTTGGACAAATAGCAGCAAAGGAATTTGTTTCTGTTCAACCAATGAACTTACCTTCAGGTCTAGTATTTTTCCTAGATTTCCAATACGGTCAAGAAAAATCAAATAAATTTGGTGGACCAGGCGATGCATATTCAAGCCCAGCTTCTATGTATGGTAATACTAACCCAGGCCCAGGTGCTAACCCATCTGATGGTTTATATGGTGCTGGAAGATTCGGTTACTCTGTTAACCAATTTTCAGCTTCTAAAACTGGTGCAGATGTAGTACATTCTGCTACTTCATGGGAATCAGTTCACTATGCTCCAGAATTATCTGCTTCAATAGCAGCTGGTAATGCTTACCAAACCATATCTGTTAATGTAGATGGTCTTAGAGTAGATACAAAAGGTGTTAGAGCCTTTGGTTTATCTAAAGGTACATCTTTTAATGCTGTTTCTGGTTCTTTAATCTTACCTCAGTATACTGAGTATGATGAAGGTCAAAAAAGAGTATTTTTTGTACAAGCAGGTAATGTAGGTGACCCAGGTATTATTGCTAGTGCTGATGACGTAGTATTAAGATACAACGTACAACCAGTTGATAATGAAAGAGGTGATTTCGAAGATGCTGCAGGTGCAGGTAGACCAAATGATCATTCTACTGCTGCTGACGCATTAGCAATTCCATCTATCGATGTAAAAATGAAATCAGAAGCAATTGTTGCTAAAACTAGAAAGTTAAAAGCACAATGGACTCCTGAATTCGCTCAAGATTTAAATGCATATCAAGCACTAGATGCTGAAGCAGAATTAACATCTATCATGAGTGAGTACATTTCATTAGAAATCGATTTAGAGATTTTAGATATGTTAATTTCAGATGCATCAGCTGCTGATGAGTACTGGAGTGCAGTATCTAATAAAAATCTAAATGCTGGAAAAACTGCATGGGTTGAATCAGCTGCAGGTGCAGGTGGTTTCTACAACACACAAGGACAATGGTTCCAAACATTAGGAACTAAACTACAGAAAGTATCTAACAAGATTCACCAGAAAACTCTTAGAGGTGGTGCAAACTTTATGATTATTTCTCCTTCAGTTGCTACAATCATTGAATCAATCCCAGGATTTGCTTCAAGTGCAGATGGTGATGCTTCTAAACAAAAGTTCGCTTTTGGTATCCAGAAAATGGGTCAAATGAACAGCAGATATGAGGTTTACAAAAATCCATACATGACTGAAAATGTAATATTAATGGGATATAGAGGTTCTCAGTTCTTAGAAACTGGTGCTGTATTTGCCCCTTATATTCCATTGATCATGACTCCAATAGTATACGATCGAGACACTTTCACACCAAGAAAAGGTCTATTAACGAGATATGCTAAGAAAATGATCAGACCAGAATTCTACGGAAGAGTATTTGTTAACGACTTAGCGTCTGTTTAATAAACACTTAACATAAATTCAAAATTAGACCTGGCTTTTTAGTCAGGTCTTTTTTTATCTTACTTTATTTTCTAATATTTATAACAAAATCCAACAATGGCTAACCTTACTGTAACTGTAAAAGAAGAAATTTTATTACCTAATAATAATTTTCAATCTACAAATAATATATCTATTATTGAAGGAGTTAATCAAGTAGTTAGAAGAATAGATACTATTGCTACTACATTTAGTGGTTCTGGTGTAGAAATTCTTAAATTTGTAGATTCTGAACCTCAACAAGTAGCAGGTTCATTTGTTAAACAAGATACAAAGTATATTAGAATAACACACATATCAGGTTCACATCCAGTTAAATTATATATTCAAAAAACAAATGAAGAAAGTGTTTTATTTGAATTAGAGCCTAAAAAAACATTTATGTTGGGAAATGCAGAATTTAATGCTTCACAAGCAGGAGATTATGTAGACGATGGTTACGTAGATGAAACATATTATTCATCATTTATTAACTTTGACACAATAAAAGCAAAAGCATCAGGATCAAATGCTCAACTTGAGTATTTTGTTGCTTCTTCATAATATTTATAAATAAAATACAATGGCATTAACTTACAGATCAGTAAAAGGTTCAGCATTAACAATAAAAGAACTAGACGACAATTTTAGACACTTCACAGGGTCTCAAGCTATAACAGGGTCTATTATAGCAGATTCATTTTCTGGATCATTTAGTGGTTCATTTGAGGGTGATGGTTCAAATATAACAGGTGTAACAGCTACTTTACCTGCAGGTGTAATTTCAAGCTCAGCTCAAATAGATGCTTTAGGATTTATTAGTAGTTCAATTACAGCTTCTATGTCTGTAGCTACAGCTTCATATGTAGAACAAGCTCAATCAGCATCTTATGTAATAACTGCTCAAACTGCATCTTATGTAGCAGGAGCAAATGTAGATGGGATTGTATCATCAGCTATTTCAACTACAACAGCAATTACAGCTTTAACAGCATCATTTGTTAGTTCTAGTTTTGAAATGTTATCTCCTAATGGTACAAGATATGCATTTACTGTTAACGATTCAGGACATTTACTACTTACAGGGAGTGCAGTATAACTAATTTAAAAATTTTAACATTGGGATTCTCTAACTGGGAATCCCTTTTTTAATATTTATAACAAAATGCTATGAATATACCAATTTGGACAGGCGTATCAACATTTGCACCAGGTCAAACACCTTTTGGATTTTATGATAATCAACAAGACTTTAAAACTGATGCTAATAAAGTAGCTAATTTTTGTGCTCAAAGACTGGGTTATCCATTAGCTGAAGTAGAATTACAATCAGGTTCTTTCTTTACAGCATTTGAAGAAGCAGTTACTACATACGGAAATGAGTTATATGCTTATAAAGTAAGAGAAAATTATTTATCTTTAGAAGGTTCTACTTCTAATACAACATCAAATGAAAAAATTATTAAACCTAATATGGCAGGTATTGTTAGAATAGCTGAACAATATGGTGAAGAAGCAGGTGTAGGTGGTAATGTAACATGGTATAAAGGATTTTTACCTTTAAAAGGTGGTCAACAAGATTATGATATGAATGCTTGGGCTCAAGCAAGTGCAAGTTTAGAAAATGGAGATTCAATAGAACTCAAAAGAATATTTTACGAAGCACCCCCTGCAATAACAAGATATTTTGACCCTTATGCAGGTACAGGTACTGGTATGATTGATTTAATGGATTCATTTGGTTGGGGAAGTTACTCACCAGCTATTAATTTTTTAATGATGCCCTTAAATTATGATTTACAAGTAATACAGGCTATTGAATTAAATGACACCATTAGAAGATCAAATTATACATTTGAATTAGTAAATAATAGATTAAGAGTATTTCCTATACCATCATCTGGAAATGATGTTTATGGAAATAATTTTACAGGAGCTCATTGTGGTAATTTAGTATTTGAATATATTAAAAAATCAGAAAGACAAAATCCTTATATAGATGGATTTGATAAAGTAACAAATGTAAGTGAAGTACCATTTGAAAACCCTAATTACAATATTATAAATTCTATAGGCAGACAATGGATATTTGAATATACTTTAGCATTATGTAAAGAAATGCTAGGATATATTAGAGGAAAATATGGCACAGTTCCTATACCAGATGGTAATGTAACATTAAACCAATCAGATTTACTATCAGCAGCTACATCAGAAAAAAATGCATTAGTAGAAAGATTAAGAGCATATTTTGATGAAACTTCTAGAGATAAATTACTAGAAAGAAGAGCAAACGAGAATGATTTTTTACAAAAGGAATTAAATAAAGTTCCTTACACAATATACATAGCATAATATGGCTTTATACGGGAGTCAAAGAGATATAAGCCTATTTAGGCATGTGAATCGAGAACTAATAGGTAATGTTATATCTCAGGAATGTGCTTATTATAAATTTAAATTAGATGAAACTAATGTAAACCTTTATGGTGAGTCTTCGGGGGCTAAATACTATTATCCACCCGTATTATTAAGTTGTTTAATTGATAATCAACCACAATCTTACCCAGATGATGAGTATGGTGTCCGTTACTATAGAAATGTTGATTTTAAATTTCTTAGAGATGATTTATTACAAAGAAATCTTGATTTTAATAAAGATTATGATCAAGCAGATTACTTTGGAGCAGATTTAGAACCTGAAGTAGGTGATGTAATAATGTACTATGAAGGTTATTATGAGGTAGATGATGTTATTGCTAATCAATTCTTTATGGGTAAAGATCCTAGATATGGATATGAAAAAAATCCAATTAATCCTGGATTAGAAGGTTTTGGTAGTAACATATCTATAATATGTAAAGCACACTATAGCCCAGTTAATAAATTACAAATTGAAAAAGGAGGAATAAATGGCTGAAAAATATAGAAGACCTACACCAAAGTCCCAAAGGGAACTTTCTGAAGGATTACAAACTCCTTATGATGCTAAAATGGGAAACCCTAATGACGCAGCAGACAACAAGCAATTCCCACCAGATAATCAAGCTAATATCCCTTTTAACAGGTCTAACCAAATGTCATTTAAAGATGATACTACTAAACCATTTACAGTAGGGTTAAAAGACATCGATGAATCTATAATGTATTATTTTGATAATATTATTAAACCATCTGTAATACAAAATGGAGAACGTATACCTGTTCCTATTATATATGGTTCTCCTGAAAGATGGAAATCAGTTCAAAAAGATACATATTTAAGGGATAAAAAAGGTGCTTTAATGATGCCTATAATAGTATTTAAAAGAGATAATTTAGAAAAAAATAGAACATTAGCTAATAAATTAGATGCTAATATGCCTAATTTATATACATCATGGCAAAAAAGTTGGAATAATAAAAATATCTACAGTAATTTTAATTTACTTAATAATAGAGTTCCTACAAAACAATATATAGCTAATGTAGTACCAGATTATGTTACATTAACTTACAGTTGTATCATACAAACCTATTATGTTGAACAACTTAATAAAATAATAGAGGCTATTAATTATGCTTCAGATTCATATTGGGGAAATCCTGATAGATTTAAATTTAAAGCCCTAATAGACAGCTTTGCTACTGTAACTGAGTTACAACAAAGCCAAGAACGACTAGTAAAAGGCACGTTTTCATTAAAAATGCATGGTTACATTATACCCGAAACAATACAAAAAGATCTTAACTCAGTTAAGAAATATAATAGTAAATCTAAAATAATATTTTCTATGGAAACAGATTCAGTACCCGAAAGATATGAAGCAAATCCTACAAGAACTCCTGATGGTAGAACTAGGATGAATGAAGATGGAGAAGTTTTAAATTCTCAAATGAAAGATGCTAATAATTAATTAGTTTCTTATATTTATACACAGTAAATAAGATATTCTATGGCTTCAAATGTAAGATTTCTTGATCAAGTTCCTGTTAGTGCATATGCTGCAGGTTCTCCTGCTTCAACTTTAAACACTGGTTCTTTTATGATAACTGGTTCTGCTTCTGGCAGTACTTTAACATTCACAAAAGGAGATGGTACAACTTTTAATTTATTAGTAAGCGGAAGTGGAGGGGGAACAGATGTAGTAGCAAATCCTGGAGGAACAGGAAGTGCATTAACCACTATTCAAATAGGCAGTGATGTATTTACCATTAGTGGAAGTGGAGGAAGTGCAGATTTACTTCAACAATTAGTATCAAACCAAACCGTAGGAGCAATATCTCCAGGATCAACTTTTGATGCAGGTTCTTCAATAGAAAATTTATTAAGAACTATGCTTATAACAGATATACCTGCTGCTATATCAGGTTTAAGTATTAAAAATGGAAGTTCAGCAATTACTTTAGGTACATTAGAAGTTAATACAGCATTAACATTTGACACAGTTTCATTTGCAGCTACAGCAGATAGTCCAGATGGTAATTTTCCAGTTACATCAAGCTTTGTTGCTTCGGGGGCAACAACAGGAGATTTCACATTTAGTTTAGGTAATGGTCCTGTAGCGGCTAGTAATAATTTAGATTTAGGTGGTACTAGAACATTAGAAACTCCAACATTAGGAGCAAGTACTGAAAAATCAGTAACTACATTGAGGGTTAATTCTCAAAACCCAAAAAATGGTGCTGCTTTATCAACAACAAATACAGCAACATTTGTTTACCCATTATATTATGGTAATTCAACAACAGATTTTTCCACAACAGGAAATGTAGAAGGTACTTTAACAAAATCAGTACAACAAAGACCTTCACAAAAGAATGTAGTTTTAAATTTTACAGGAGAATTTATATATTTCTGTTATCCTGCAGCATATCCAGATTTAACATCAATATTAGATGGTAATGGGTTTGAAACAAAAGATGCCTTTACTAAATATACTAGAAACCAAGATGGTGCAGCTGCTGGTTGGAGTGGAAGATCATATAAGATTTATAAATCAGGAATTACAAGTGTACCTAACCAAACATTTATTTTTAAATTTTAAATAGAAGAAAGATGGGAATATCCATAATAGATAATTTTAGCGTAAATGCAACTAAGCCAATAGATGCTAGGTATGGTCCATACGATTCTGTTACTACAGCTTTAGCGTCATTAGATCAAGCTACTCAAAGATTTAGAGGTTTAGTAGTATTATTAACAGGTTCTAATTACATAACAGGTAGTGCTCCTACAGAATATTGGTTTCAAAATGGAGTAACAGATAGTGATTTAGTTCCTAAACCAGGAGGTTCTGGTGGTGGTGGTGGTACTGATATTACTTTTGATTCTTCTGGCTCTCAAGTAATAAATAATATTATAGTAAAAGATTTTGATACAGATGTTACTGTTACCTATAACTCAGGAGATTTAACATTTTTATTTGGTACTCCTCAACCACCTTCCCCAACATTAAATATTTCAGGATTTGTTACTAACAGATTTAATAAAGTAACAGATAGCTATACAGTAGCAGGTAATTTAGGTTTAAATGGATATACATTAGTAAGTGCTTCTTTATTTGAAACTACAGCAGGTAGTGAAGGATTAAGAGCCACAACTGATACTGATTCAAGTTTATCTATTACTCCTACAACAACTGGCTCTAGAAGTTATAGATTAGAAGTAACTTCAAGTAATCCTGCTGATGATCAATTAGATTTTAAAACAGTAACTGATTTTGAAAATTTAAATAAATTATTTCCAACTAACCCTACAATGGCTTTTACACCTGATGTACAATTAGGAACTACTAATACTTTTGGGGGTAATAATGAAGTAGAATTAGGAGCAACAGGTAGTATTGCATTTACAGAAACTGCAGGAAATGCAAATGGGTGGGTATTTGTTCCTGGAACACTAATTCCTAATGTACCTTCTGCTCAAACAGTAGTTGATAATGACGGAAATAGTTTACTAATTTCATGTTCTGCAGATTATTCATCCTCAGGTGTAGATGGATCTGATAATTACCTACCATTATCCCCTTCTAATGAAGCTGGTGCTAGACGTACTTCAAGTACTACTACATTCCAAAAAGTAATCAGCCTAAGATATGGAGTAACAGTAGGTCCTCCTGCTGATCCAAATAACCCTAAAGATGCTTTTACTTTAAATGAATTATTAGATATAGAATCATGGGATACGTCTTTAGGAGGAAATATAGGAACTATAGAAAGAGGTAGAAATACATCCCCAGAAATAAATAATTTTACATTACAAATGCAATGGGCAGGATTAGCATATCAGTGGATTATAGTACCTGACAATGTTACACTTTCAGATATTCACAGTGGAGCATTTACAGGATTATTAGCTTCAGCTTTTGGTGGAGGACCTATTGCTGAAATTGCATCTCCAATTACAAATAGAAGCTATAAAATATACAGATCAACAGCTAAACAGGTAATGCAAGCCGGAGATCCAGCTCAATCATACACACTTAAAACTTAATTATGCCAATAGTATTACCATCAGGATTTCAAATAACTAGTCAAGAACCAATTGATGCTAGGATTACAAAAGCTAATCAGGCTGAAAGGTTAGCTTTAAGTGAATTTAACGTATTCCCTGGTCTTATTGTATACCAACAAGACACACAAAAACTATATGTTTTAAATAATACAGGTTCAGTAGGTTCAAATTCTGGTTGGTCTGAAATTAGTGGTAGTGGAGGAGGATCAGCTTATTCTGCTCAATTTAATATTACCAGTATAGGATCACAAGATTATTTATTTAATGGAGATGGTTTCCCAGGTGCAACTGCAGATCCAGAATTAATATTAGTTAGAGGATTTGAATATGCTTTTGTAAATGACAATGCCGTAGGACAACATCCAATACAAATTCAAACAAATGCACCTTCAGGAGGATCAGGAACACCTTATAGTAGTGGTGTAACTAATAATAATGCAGGAGGAGGGTCAACACTTTTATTTAATGTTCCTTTTAGTGCACCTGACCAACTTTACTATCAATGTTCTTCTCATCCTAATATGAGTGGTTCTATTAAAGTTTTATCTTATTCAAGTGGTAGTGGAGGAGGAAGTGGTATATTTGAACAAACAGGTTCATTTTATGCTACTACAAATGATTTACAAATAACAGGTAGTTTAACAGTAACACCTGGGACTATAAACGAATTAACAGCTTCATATGCCATAACAGCTTCACATGCTTTAGAAGCTGTAGTTGAAATTACAAAAGAAGTATCTTCAAGTTATGCTGAATCTGCTTCATTAGCTGAATCTGCTTCATTTGTTGCTTTTGATGGTAATAGAGCAGTAACAAACCAAGATCAACCTGTAGGGATTAGAGATGTAAATTTTGGAGCAAATGGTGTAACTGATTTTATAGAAAAAGTATACTTTGCTAACACAGCTCCTACTATTAGTTCTTTATATTATCAAAATACACAAGAATTTACCCCTAGTGGTACTTTAGTAGGTGCTATAAACACAGCAGATGCTGAAAGTCAAGCTGTAACAGTTCAAACACAAAGTTCTTATACTTTAGACCAATTTAGAATTACAGGTAATAGTATTTATCTTAATGTTGAAGCATCTGAATCAATGAATACTGATTCATCCCAGGCATTTGATGCAGCAGCTTTACCAGTTAGAGCAACCGATACTTTAGGGTTATTTACAGATAAAACTCTTTATATTCAAATCCTTCCAAATACTGCTCCTGTATTTAGAGAAAATAGTATTTCGGGTAATGTAATAACAGGAACTCAAACAATTCCTTTATTAGAAAGCTCTACAAATGGGGTTAAAAGAACTATATATTTTACAGACGGACAAAATGATACAGTTACTATAAACTCAGGATCTTTATCTGCAAAATTTCAAAATGATTTTCAAATTAATGTCAATTATCCTTCTAAAAGAATACAAATACAACAAATTAATAATGTTGATTTCGATACTTATCCTTCATATAATTTTGCTTTAACAGCAAGTGATCAGCATTATCCAACCCAAGATTCAGAATCTATTGCATATTTACCATTTACTATAAATGTAACAGATAATCTACCACCTGTAATGTCGGACCAACCATTAACAGGAGTTAACGAAAATGAAAATGTTACTAATTCAAGACCTCAGATTAGTGGTTTTTATAGAAATGCAGGACAGATTTCAGCTACTGGCCCTGAAGCAGGAGATACTTTAACTTTTACAAGTGCAACTTTAAATTCACTAAGTGTAGGAGGAGTAAATGTTCCATTAGGTACATACTTTGCTGACGGTGATGCAGGATCTCCATCACAATCAGATCCAAGCGAAAATGCTTTTGAAATGAATTCTACAGGACTTATGAGTAGAAAAGCAAGTGCTGTCCTTAATTCTGATCTAATAGATTCTTATGTTTATACAGTAACAGTTCAAGATAACTATGATCCAGGTACAACATCAGCATTAATAACAATTCCTATTGCAGATGATACAGCACCCGCTATAACTGCTCCAGGTAATCTTTATATAAATGAATCAGCAGAAATTAATGGGTTTGTAACTAATAATCTAAATGGAGTTGGAACACAATTTCAATTTACATCAAACTATAATGTTCAAAATGAAACAGTAAGTTGGCAATTAAACCCATCAACACCTTTTGCTATAGATGGTAATCAAAGAATGTCAGCTAATGCTAATATTAGTGCTTCATATTTCTCACCAGCTACAATAGATTTTTCAATTACAGCTTCTAATACATTTGGAACAGTAAATAAACAAGCATATTCAGTTACAGTAACAGATAATCAGGCACCTACAATTTCAGCTAGAACTCCTATTAGTGTAAATGCACCCCAAAATGCAGGTACTAATATATGTAATATTACTATTTCAGATGTTGAAAATAATATACCTTATGTTTTAACATTAACTGGTACAGATGCAGCTTTACTAAACCCAGTTTCTCAAAATGGTAATGGAACCTCATGGCAAATCCAATTAGCTAATTCTGAAGCAGCAGGAAAGTCATTTAGTTACAATGAAGTTGTTACTGACAGTTATGGATCTACTCGAACATATGCTAGAACTTTAACTTTAGGAGCAGCTCCAGTTAATGAACAAATTTTTGTATATGATGTTGGGTTAGGAACTACAACTATAAATAATGATTTAGGAATAGCTTCTAATAATACAGGAACTACACCTCAAACTTCAACAGCATCAACAGGATTTGGATTTTTAGAACAATTAAAGGCCAATCTAGGAAGTAATTTTACTTATCAGTATGGAGGAACAAGAAATGGAAATGTATTAGCCCAAACTTCAGGAGCTAATGTAAAAACTATGATGAGAGCTTTAGGTAGTAGTGGAACTATTTCAAGAAATAATGCAAATAGGATAGCAATATTAATACCTAGTGGTTCAGCTTTAACTAATGTACCAACAGTAATGACTGATGCTTATAATGCTAGTGCAGCTTCTAATATTTCAGTACTAGAAATAGGAGCAGATGGAGTTACTATAGACGGAATTAATACTATAGAACCTTCTAACATATATCAATTTTCAGTAAGTCCATCGGTTAATGGGTTTAGTCAATGGTATATGATTGTAAATCAAAATAATCTTAGTTCTGCAACTAGTATTAATATGGGCCTTAACCCTGCAAATGGATCAGGAGGAGTTTAAATATTTATAATAAAAGAAAGATATGCCAGTATACCCGTCATCAGTAGGATTAAATAGCGCCGCTTTATCAGCAGGTACCATCCCCTTAGCTAACATTGAATTTATTAATGGTGCTTTTAAAGTAATGCCTTCTTTTTCAGCAAGTGCTCAAGCGGTTGAATTGTGGGAAGATAAACAAATTGTTTACTTTGAAGATAGTCAATCTTTATATCAAGCTGAGATAATACCTGCAAACCCACCAACAACATTTTTTGATGAAGTAGTTTGGAATCCTTTTTCTTTTGAAGATAATGCTTTTGTAAGTGCTTCCTTTAATACTTCAAATAACATATTAACTTTTTATGGGCCTATCACATCTGGAAGTATTACTTCTTCTCTTAATATTGATTTATCTAGTTTAGCTGGTAGTGGAAGTGGAGGAAGTGGTATATTTGAACCAACAGGTTCATTTTATGCTACCACAAATGATTTACAAATAACAGGTTCATTAACAGTAACAGGTTCAAGTCCATCTATTAATATTGGTACACCTGAAGGTTCTGATAACACATATACAGATGGATATTTTACAACATTTAATGAAAATACAAGATTAGCAAATGCCTTAGATCAAATTAGTGAAGCATTTGCAGATTTAGCACCACCTAAAGCAGGAGAATTAACTAGTACTAGTTTAGTAAGATCAGCTCCTGCAGCAGTATATTCAGGTTATTTAGCAGGAGGATTAATTTCATCAGATTGGTATTTAGGATATTTAGCTAATCAACTTGTTACTGATAGATTAATTACATTATCAGGAATTACTTTAACATCCCCTAGTCCAGGTTCATCTTTTAGAGCAGGTAAAAAAAGTGATTTTACCCCTAATAATGTTTTAGAAGGAGGTATAACTTCTAGTATAACAGCACAAAGTGGGGCTCCAATCCTTGATATAAAATCTTTAAATACTGGTACTGGTACTGTAGGAAATCTTTGGGTAAATAGTTTAGAAGTATACAATAACTTGTGGATGAAAGCTAATGCTCAAATAACATACGCGGTATCAGATACAGGTTCATATAAATTTAAACTTTCGGCTGATAATGATGCTGGTGAAACTGCAGAAACTCAACTATTTTTCTTAGGAGGAGGCCCAGATTACCCAGATCCTTCTATATCAGTAGGAACTATTACTTCTGGTTCTGTTACTTATAATGCTTTAAGTGGAATAGAATATTTAAAAACAGCTACATTTAATATACCTGCTACAGGAAATAATTTGTTTAACCCTGTTTATAATATAAACCAAATGAGTTTTACTTCTATTTATACCAATAGTATAACTACAGGAAGTAAAGCATCAGATTCCCCACAATTTGGAGATACAAAAATAGTAGAAATAGCTCCTACAATTACTGCAGGTTTAAGTTCAGGACAAAATTCACCAACAGGAACTGCAGTTGTGACTAAACCAGGAAAAACAGGAACATATAATGCTTCTTATACTTTAACACCAACAAAAGTTAATTCTTATGTATCTGATCCTTCTACAGCTATAAATGAACCATTTTTAGGAGAATCAAGAAGATATATAGCTCTAGATAATTCAGCTTGGAATTCTAGCAATCCCTTAGTTAATGGAGCTTTGCAAGTACAAAATGGAAGATTAATAGGTGGTAATCAAGGAGATTATACAGGATTTTCAGGTGTACAAAATTACTATAGACTATTTTCAGGATATTCTTCAGGTAAAATTTCAGGAACTTTTGCTTTGAGTAGTAATTTTGTTCAAATAAGTGAATGGAATAGTGGAGGAGGTTTAGAAGTGGCTATAATAAAACAAGAAGACATTACAGGACCAATTTCAGCTACTAAAATTTATGATTTAGGGAGACTTTTATCAACAGGTCCTGTTGTATCTAATATTTATGGGGCGGGTGTAGGTACTGCTGGAGTTTTAAGTGGGACTTGGTCATTCGGGCAAAATACTAGTGTAGGAAATTCTGGAAATTTAATATTATGGATAAAATATTCTACCCCTAATTTAACAAGTGTATTAACAAATATAAATTTAACAGTATCTTAGGATATTTATAATAAACAGAAATTAAAATAACAAAAAATGTCACTAACAACTACAGAAGAAAAACAACTCTCATTTTCGTTTAAGGCGTTAATTAATAAAGAGTTTACATCTACCTCAAAGACTTTTTATGAAGAATTTGGGACACAAACTTTAAATACTAATACTTCAGAAGTTTGGTCTTCTGATATCTCTGCAACTCCATCTACAGCAGTTAATGATGGTGTAGCTAGATTATACACTGATTTTGTTTTATCCCCTATGTTAGGGTATGGTACAGAAGCATTTTATTTTGCTAGTGGATCAGGATGGACACCAGGTGATGATGTTGACAGACCAACAATAAATGAAAATTTATTACAAAGAAATTTTATTAGCACCAAATATGGGGGTGCATATGATGTACAGTTAAAAGAAAATAATGGTACTGTTATTAATACTACGGATCCTATAGGATGGCAATTTGATTACCAAACAGGTATATTAACTATTGAAAATCCTGGTGGAAAATCAACTCCATATAAAATTACTGTTTATCAATATACAGGTCAATTTTTAAGTCAATCATTAGGTGGTGGAAGTGGTATATTCGAACAAACAGGTTCATTCTTTGCTACAACAAATGACTTACAAGTAACAGGTTCATTTAATGCTACTTCTATAACAGGTTCACTTACTGGAAGTTTAGAAGGTATTGCAGCAACAGCATCTTACGTAGCAGGAGCAAGTGTAGATGGAGCAGTAGCAACAGCATCTTACGTAGCAGGAGCAAATGTAGATGGAGCAGTAGCAACAGCATCTTACGTAGCAGGAGCAAATGTAGATGGAGCAGTAGCAAATGCTACAAATGCAGCAACGGCAGCAGCTTTAGCAACTGATGCAACAGGTACAAATTTAACATTATCAGGAAATTTAAGTGTAGCAGGAACCGCATCATTTACAAATGCAACAAACTTAGCAATTAAAGATAAATATATTTTACTATCCTCAGGATCAACTTCAGCAGGAGACGGTGGTATAGTAGTACAACAAGCAGCTGGTGGTGAAGGAAAGTTATTTGGGTATGATTCAAATGAAGGAAGATGGGCTATAACAAGTTCATTTGATGCAGATTCAGCAGCAGATTTTCAACCAGATGCTTATGTGTCAATGGTTATTAGTGGATCTGCAATTTCAGAAATACCAGCATTATATAACCAAAAAGGTAATATGTTTGTAGATTCAAGTAATGATGCTTGGATTTATACAGACAAATGGTCAAAACTTATAGTATCAGGAAGTGCAGCAGAATTTAGTTCAATTATAGTTTCAAGTAGTGCAGATATCCAAGGAACATTAAGTTTACCAAATATTTCAGATGTTTCAGCTTCATTAGCCATTGCTTTAAGTCAATCATCAGCTCCAAGTGCAGGATTCCCATTTGTTGGAGATGCTGAAATAACAGGATCTTTAATAGTATCAGGTTCAACAGCTATTCCAATTCAAGCAAGTGGTCAATCAATTAATATTGGTCAACCTGCAGATGCAAATGCATATGGTAATGGTTTCTTTGATACATTTACTAGTGCTACTTCATTAGCACAATCTATGGATGAAATTAGTAAAGCATTTTTAGATCTAGCTCCAGCAAAAGCTTTAACTTTAGGTGGAACTAATTTAGTACTAAGTAATGCTACTGATGAAACTGGTAAATTAGCTTATAATATGACTGGATTTGGTTATTATAATGGATTTAGTGGTGGTAGTAGTATAAGTTTTACAAATGATCCTACTTATAATTTATCTACAGCTACAACAGGTACTAGATTTAGAGCAGGTAAATTTGCAGATTTTTCTCCAAGTAATGTATTAGAAGGTGGTGTTAGTAGTAGTATTTCTTTTAGAGGAGCAGCTGCTAGTATTGAAACTCATGCTTTAAGTGCAGGTACAAATCCAACCCCATCAGGAAAAATAGAATTAACATCTCTTTCACAATATGAAACCTTCTGGATGAAAGCAAATGCCAGAATAGTTCAAAGTATTGCCGCAGATGCAACGGGATCTTATAAATATCAATTACTAGCTGATAATGGTGCTGGTTCTACAAATTTCACAGATTTAGCATTTGTAGGAGCTAATGGATCAACATTTAACCCAACACCAACAGTATCACCTGCATCTATAGCAGGAAATGCTTCAGGACAAATTACCTCAGGATCTGTTACTTACAGATATATGAGTGGAGTTGAATATTTAAAAACTGCTACTTTTAATATACCAATGACAGCAGAAAATATGTTCCTTCCAGTTTATCAAGAGAATAATGTTAAATACAATTCTACAACATTCTTTAGTAGTGATCCAGTTGAAGGTACTACAGGTGCAGATCAACCTAATTTTAATGATAGTTTAAGTAATACTACAGTAGTTGGATTAAAACCTAATGTAATATCAGGAATAACAGCTCCAACTTGTACAGTTAGTGTATTTAAACCAGCACATACAACAGTAACATCTCCATCAGTTACTTTATCTAATACTCCAGTTCAATCATTTTCAGCAGATCAATCGGGTAATAATGAAACATTTAGAGATGAAACACAAAGATTAGAACAAGATTATTCTACAGCTTGGTCACCAAGTGCAGTATTAACCAATGGTAATGCTCAAACAAGAAATGGAATAATACTTTCTGCTAATGCAGGTAACATTTCTCCTGCAAGTATTAATAATGGGTCTGGATATACAGGATTTTCAGGAAGACAATATTGGATTAGAAAATTTACAGGATTTCCTACAGGTAGAGTATCAGGAACTTACTCATTAACTGGAACTTTCTCATCAATAAGTGCATGGGGTAGTGGTGGAGATCTTGAAGTTCTTTTAATAGATACTTTTTTCATTGCTGGAGGATCTCCAAGTCAAATATATGATTTAGGAAGAGCTGCAGGAACATCAAATGATTTTACAGGTGCAGTAGTACCAGGAAATAATAATGTTCCTAATGGGTATGGTATTACCAGTGGAACTGTAGGAAACCTAAATGGAAATTGGTCACTTGCTTTTGTTAATGGTGGAACTAATGTAAAAACAGGAGACTTTGCAATGGTAATTTCAATAGCTTCATCAGCTACAGCAAACCTATCATCAGCAACAATGACTGTAATATAAATTTTTTAAAGCGCTAGGAAACTAGCGCTTATTAAAAACAATCATATTAAAAACTAAATGTAAATGGCCCTGTCAAATAATACTAAAATAGATAAATCCTTTAGAGCTTTAATTAATAAGGAATTTACTTCTACATCTAAAACTTTTTATGAAGAATTTGGGGCAAATACTATTAATACTAATACCACAGAAATATGGTCTCAAACTATTTCTTCAACACCAACAACTGCTATTTCAGATGGTGTAGCTAAAAAATACACAGATTTTATTTTATCCCCTGCATTAGGATATGATAATGAAGCATTCTACTTTGCTAGTGGATCAGGATGGACACCAGGTGATGATGTTGACAGACCAACAATAAATGAAAATTTATTACAAAGAAATTTTATTAGTACTAAATATGGAATAGGTTATGATATAATATTAAAAGATAATAATAATACCCAAATCCAACCAACAGATCCAATAGATTGGCAATTTGATTACCAAACAGGTATATTGACAATCCAAGACTCAGGAGAAGGTACTTATTCAAAACCCTATAAAGTAACAGTTTACCAATATATAGGAGATGTATCTAGCAAAACTATAGGTGAATCTTTAAAATCTGGATCTGTAGCAGGTAGTACACTAACATTTGAAAAAAATGATGGTACTACATTTGATTTAACAGTAGCAGGAGGTGCAACCCCTGGAGGATCAGATACAGAAATCCAATTTAATAGTGGTGGGTCAGCTTTAGGAGGTAGTCCTAGATTCACATTTGATAATACAGGATTAACGAAATTAAGTGGTAGCTTTCAAATTACAAGCTCTACTATAAACGATATATTTCTAATAAAAAGTGGAAGCATAGAAGTAGCAAAAGTTAACAATGAGGGTGTGTTTGTGTTAGGAGAAATGGAAGCCACCCCTACGGCAATAACTGGAGGAATGTACTACTCTGCTTCAGAATTTTATGTAGGAGTAGAATAAGTTACATATGTATAACGGATAATAAACAAAAATAAACAATGTTGTATTTAAACTGATAATACAACACTTTTTTTAAAATTAAAAAACAATAACAATTAAAATTTAAAATTATGGCAACATGGAAAAAAGTAGTGTTATCAGGAAAAGACGCAAGTTTATCTTCATTAACATTAACAACAGCTTTAGCAGCTACTCAAGGTGGAACAGGACAAAGTACCTATGCCCAAGGTGATATATTATATGCAAATACAACTACATCTTTAGCAAGACTCGCAATAGGAGCTACTGATAAAGTATTAAAAGTAAATAGTGGTATACCATCATGGCAAGATGATAGTGCAGGAACAGTTTCAACAGTAACTTCAGGTGATAGCAATACATTAGTAGCAAACACAGTTGGTAGTGCTGTAACATTAACAGTACAAACAAATGGAACATTAGCTGGTTCAGATGCTTTAGCAACAGGAGCACAAATTAAAGCTTATGGAGATTCAAATTATAACAATAATTTAGGTACAGTAACTAGTGTTGGTGCAACAGGTACAGTGAGTGGTATTTCACTATCCCAAACAGGTGCTTCAACTGGAGCTGCAGAAGTAACATTATCAGGTACTGTTTCAGGTTTAACAAGTGCTGCATTTGCTGCAGGTCAAGCTCAAATTACTGTAGGTAGTTCAACAATAGCATTAGGCACCGCCGTTACTGCTTTAGCAGGTATGACTGGAATTGGGTTTGCAAGTCAAAATGTTAGTATAGCAAATGGAATGGGAGCAGCTACTTTAACATTAGCTGGTTCAGCTTCAACAGTTAGAATTCCTGGTAATTTAACAGTAAATGGAACAACAGATTTTGCAGGTACATCTCAGTTAAATATTGCTGATAAGGTAATTGTATTAGCTTCAGGTTCAGCACAAGCTACTAATGGTGGTTTTGTAATTGAACAAGCATCCAATGGAGCAGGTCAATATTTTGGATTTGATGCAACTGCAGATAGATTTGGTTTAAAATCAGCTGTAAACCCAACAGATTCAGCTGGTCCTTCATTAACTTTATTTATCCCAACAGTACAAATTGATTCTTCAGCACCAACTGGAAATCCAACATTTGGAGGAACTTCAGGTGAAGGAAATATAGCAATAGATACAACAAATGAAGAAGTGTATATATATGCATAATTTTAGTAAATTATTAACAATTTAAAATAAAAAAATTATGGGACAATGGAAAGAAATGCTCTTAAATGGACAAGGAGCAGCATTAAATTCACTAACACTAACAGCTCCATTAACAGCATCAGATGGGGGTACAGGAACTAAATCATTTGTAGTAGGTTCTATACTTACTGGATCTATAGATAGTAACAATATTCCTTCTTTACTGAAGTTTGGTATTGGTGGTGAAGGAACAGTACTTAAAGTAACAAACCAATCAAATGGTGTTTTTTCATGGGCAACTGATGATGGTTCAGGAATTAATTCAGTAGATGCTTCTGCAGTGGCGGGTCAATCGTCTATGATTCAAGTAGCGGATACAACAACAACACCTACTGTATCAATGTTAACAGTAGCAGGAGGTTCAACACCTACTAATTCTCAATTTAATACTGGAGCATTAGCAACAGGAACACAAATTGATCATTTTTTAAGTCAAAACTATACCAATAATACTGGTACAGTAACAGGAGTAACAGTAGTTGATACTTCAGCACCAGATTCTCTTACACTTGCTTTGGGAGGAACCCCAGCAGCACCAATAGTTACTTTAGGAGGTTCAATTGATAACTTAGATAAAGATAACATGGCAAATTCTGCTAATGGCTTTACCCTAGGGACTACAAAGATACAATTAGGAGATACAAGTACAAGTCTAGCAGGTGTAACAGGAATATCATTTACAGGAGCTACAACTGATAGATTAATTGGAAATAGTGGTGCATGGGCATTCACTCTTAGTATAGCAGATTCTAATACTGAAGTAGAAATACCTGGTAATTTAAGAGTTGATGGTGTAGCTCAATTTATTAATTCAACTAACTTAGCAGCAACAGATCCAATAGCAGTATTAGCTTCAGGATCTCAAAATTCTGATGGTGGGCTTTTAATTGAAAATGCCGCACCTCAAGTTGGAAATATCAAAGGTCACTTCTTTGGATTTAAGTATGGAACTGGATCAACTGGTAGATGGGGATTTTCACATGATACAACTGAAGCTGGTATCGTAGGAGGTACTACATCTCCAAATGGATCAGTAGATAGGCCATGGATACCAACAGTAGAAAGAGATACTGAGGGACAAGCTCCAAGTGCTGCCCCAGCTTATGGTGGAAGTACTAATGGATATGGTAATATGTATGTAGGCGCTAGTGCAGCTTATATTTATATGCCATGATAAAACAATTTATATAAATAACCAAAATACAAGGGCTGTCTTTAATTAGTCAGCCCTTTTTTTAAAACTAACAGTTATGTCTCTAATAGATAAAATTAAAAAAAAACCAAAACCAAGTCCAAAAAAAGAAAGTACTAAACTTCCTAAAAATAGTTTGGACAAACAAGAACTTAGTATTATATTAAATCTAATTAAAGAAACCTCATTTAAAGGTGAAGATATTGAAACTATGTATAATTTAATTTTAAAATTACAAGATCAATATTTTACTTTAGAAAACTTAGATAAAAAATAATATATGTTACAAGTACAAGGAAACCAATATACTTCCAAAGAATTAAAATACATCTACTCAGCTTTAATGATGGCTAAAGTTACTGGAGAAGAAGCTAGAACATTAGTAGCTTTACAAGATAAAACTTTAAAGAATATTGAAATGTTAGAAGCTCCTATCTCAGAAGAAAATTCTACACACCCAGCAGCAAGGAAATAACTTAATATATTTATAATAAATTAATTTGTTGGCCCGAAAGGGAAGTGGACTTCACTAAAAGTAGCCAACCGCAAAATAAAAAATTATGCCAAACTGGAAAAAAATCATACTTAATGGTGGTGCTGGAGAACTTACCACATTAAAATTAACAAGTCTTACAGAAGATAATACTGGAACTAAAGTTTTAACTTTAGACACAAATAATAATATTAAATTAACTGGATCTTTTGGTGGTGGAGGAGGTACAGTAACCTCTATAGCCTCAGGGGATGGTTTAAGTGGAGGTCCTATAACAAATACGGGAACATTAACTGTAGATTCTACAGTTGTAAGAACATCAGGAGCACAAACTATTGGTGGGAATAAAACATTTAGTAGTAGTGTTATTGTTGGAACAACTAATGGTCAAGATAAATTTAATATCCAAAGATATAATGGTACATATCCTTTTTCATATATACAGGCAGGAGCTACTGATGAAAATGTTAAAGTAGGTTTAAAAATTGATACTAGAAATAATGCTGGTCAAGCTGGTACCGCTGTAACTTTTGATGGAGATACTAAACTAGCAACTTTCCCAGCTAGTGTAACAGTTACAAACACTTTAACTGCTGGAACATCAATAAGTCTTGCACAAGGTGCTGGAATTGTTTTAGATAGTAATTCTATCACTGGTATAGATGATAGTGGTGAATTTACAGATGACGATTCTCATATTATGACATCAGCTGCGGTTCAAGACAAAATATTAGGTTATGGGTATGGTACCGGAGATGTAAACATAACAGGTACCCCAGCAGATAATCAAATAGCAACATTTACTAATTCAACAACTGTAGAAGGTTCTAGTAATCTTACATATGGGGGAACTGCTCTTGGTTTATTTGTAAATGGAGATGTAACTAATTCAACTAATTCAGGAGCTGTTGTTACAACATTTATGAAAGTAGGAAATGGAACTGCAAGTTCCCCTGCTGTAAGATTTACAAATGATAATGATATAGGAATATATAAACATGCTTCTTATGCTATAATGGAATTTAGTGTTAGTGGTGCATCTAGATTATCACTTTCTACTAGTGGTATTCAAACCCCATCTTTAGGAGTAGGTACAGCACCAGGATCAACTACAGGTTTAATTAGAGCAACTAATGATGTTGTAGCATTTTACTCTTCAGATAAAAGATTAAAAGAAAATATTAAAACTATAGAAAGTCCATTAGAAAAATTAGATAAAATAAATGGGGTAGAATTTGATTGGATACCAAAAGAAGGAATACATGAAAATGAAGGACATGATGTAGGAGTAATAGCACAAGAAGTTGAAAAAATAATTCCTGAAATAGTTCAAACGAGAGATAATGGTTATAAAGCAGTTAAATATGAAAAGATAGTTCCATTATTGATTGAATCAATTAAAGAATTAAAGGCTGAAATAGAAGAATTAAAAAAATCTAAATAATGGCATTACCTAGCTCTGGACAAATGACAATGACTGCAGTTGCAACTGAATTTAGTGTGTCTTCAACTAATATTTCGTTATCAAATTTAGGTACCAAATTATCATCAGCAATTACAGCAGGTAATGAGGTAGAACTAGCAAATGATTTTTATGGTCAAAGTGGAGTTACCTTAACATCATTTGGGATGCAAGATCCTACAGAACCAGCAGGAAGTGCAGCTAGTGCTTGTTCTGAAGGAGGAACAGGAGGAACAGGTTACCATGATGGTTCTGGAACTTACCCTGTAGCAAATGATAATGTTTATTCAGATTCAAGTGGAACAACAGCATTAAGTGATGGATTTTACAGAATTAATTCTGGTCAATCTATAAATGTAGAAAGTGGAATTTCTTCAAACCCAACAAACTGTGGTAGATCAGACAGAAGATTGAAACGTAATATAGTATTTAGAACATATTCTAAATCAGGTATACCAATATATGAATTTGAATATATTAATAAATCTGATGGAGAAGGAAGATACATAGGTACTATGGCGCAAGATTTAATCAAATTAAATAAATCTGAAGCTGTAATAACAGATAAAGAAGGATATTATTTAGTAGATTATAATAAAGTTGATGTAGATTTTTATGAAATCTGATTTTTTAGAAAAAGAGTTTTTAAATAATAGTATTGAAATTATAGATGGAGTTTTATACTCATCTTCTCCCCATGTCGTAGTAGATATTATGAGTACTGATGAAGATCTTATAATGAAAGAATCTGCTAAAATACTATGCCAAAATAAAGGTACAGTATTAAATATAGGATTTGGGTTAGGAATAATAGATAATTACATAAGGAATTTTAAACCACAAGAACATCATATAATTGAAATTCATCCTCAAATATATGATTTAGCAATAAAAAATAAATTTAATCAAACATCTTTTTTACATTTAGGAAATTGGGAAGACATAGTTAATCAATTTATATCAAAAAATAAAAAATTTGATGCTATATATTTTGATACTTACACTTTTAATAGAGATAAAAAACAGTGGGCTATGTTTGGTAATATAGTGGATAAAATATTAAATAAAGGAGGAATATTTTCTTATTTTAATGATAATGCTTCAAAAATTGAAAAAATTGAAGATGTATTAAAACCCTTAAATTGGGAAAAAAATGTAAAATATATTCCTTTTTCTAAAATTAAAAAACAAACAAACAGAAAAAATATATTAATATCAAAAAGACCATATGAGTTAATATGGTTTAAAAAATAATTTGGATTACATTGAAAAAGTTTTTATATTTATACTATATAATTTTAAACAAATAATTAATATTTATAATCATGGCAAAAACAGTTACAAAAGAAGAATTAAAAGAATTATTAGAATTACGTAATTCAAATCTAGAAAACTTAACAAAATTAGGGAATATTGATTTCCAAATTTTAAGTTTAGAAGAACAAAAATGGGAATTTAAAAAAGAAATTTCTAATATTGAAGAAAACTATAAAAAAACCGTATCTGATTTAAAAGAAAAATATGGTGATGTTAATATAGATTTAGAAACAGGAAAAATAACAGAAGTTAACGAAGAATCTAAAGCAGTTTAAAAATAACTGCATTTTTGGGAACTTCTGTAATATTTATAAACAAAATTAATTCATTATAAAATGGCAGAAGTATTATTATCCCCTGGTGTATTAGCAAGAGAAACCGATTCATCATTTATCTCTGGTCAACCAGTACAAGCAGGAGCAGCTATATTAGGACCTACCGTAAAAGGACCAGTAGGAATTCCAACAATAGTTTCTTCTTATTCCGATTATCAAAATAGATTTGGTGCTAAAGTAGAAAGTGGTAGTGTAGAATACACTTATTTTACTTCTATCTCAGCATACAATTATTTTCAACAAGGTGGAGATTCATTACTAGTAACTAGGGTAGTATCAGGTTCTTATACTTCCGCAACTAGTACAGCAATTTCAAACAATGTAGAAAGTGGAGTATTAGGAAATTTAAGTGGTGTTACTAAAAGTGTATTTAACGCAACTGGAAGTGCAGGTGGCAGTGTAAGTGCAGCTAAATCATCTAATGTAAATGTTACAGCTTCATTTGTACTAGCTAACTCAGAAAGTATATCTTCAATTACTTTAGATGCTGCTGCGGGAGCATTTGCTATAGGAGATGTAATATCTTTTACATCTGAATCATTAGGTGCTAATCAAGAAGGTGGGTCAAATTTATCACTTACTTTAGTAGCTAGCAACATTGTAAACCAATCAGCATTTGTATTAGAAACTTTAAGTGAGGGTGCTATTATGAATAGTGCAGGAGCTACAGGTTCAAATGGAACATTAGTAAATGGTACTAAAGATAATTTAAGATGGGAAATAGTTTCACCAAATACAGCTTCTGGTACATTTAATCTATTAATCAGAAGAGGTGATGATACAACTACTTCTAGAACTATATTAGAAACATGGACAGGATTATCATTAGATCCAAATTCAAATAATTATATAGAAAAAATAATTGGTAATTCAAAACAAGTAGTTACTGAAGACCCTTCTAGTAATGAATATTATGTTGCTGATCAAGGTTCATATAATACAAAAAGTAACTTTGTAAGAGTAAAATCAGTAGCAGCTAAAACATTAAATTATTTTAATAATAATGGAGTTGCTAAATCTGCTTATACTGCATCTATTCCTTTAGCAGGACAAGGTCAGTTTTCAGGAGCTGTAGGAACAGCTTTTAACGGTATTGGAGCTAATTTTTATGAAAATATTAATGGTACAAATACTCAAGGTTTAGTAGCAGATAATTATTCAATTCCACTACAACTATTAGCAAATAGAGATGCTTTTAGATATAATCTAATTACAGCACCAGGTTTGTACGACAAAGATTATGCAGGTCCTATTAGTACTATGATTAATAATGCTTCATTTAGAGGAGATAACATAGCTGTAATAGATGGTGTAAGATATGGAATAGGAATCAACTCAGTAATTGAACAAGCATCAGGAAGAGATACTTCATATGCAGCTTCATACTGGCCTTGGTTACAAACAATTGATCCAGATTTAGGATCCCTAGTTTGGGTACCAGCTTCAACAATGATGCCAGGTGTATATGCATTTAATGATAGAGCAGGAGAAGCATGGTTTGCACCTGCTGGATTAAACAGAGGTGGTTTAGGAACTGTTGTTAGAGCAGAAAGAAAATTAACAAATGGTAATAGAGATGATCTATATCAAGACAATATTAACCCAATAGCTACATTCCCTAACACAGGAGTAGTAGTATTTGGACAGAAAACATTACAGAAAAAAGCTAGTGCTTTAGATAGAGTAAATGTTAGAAGATTATTAATTGCTCTTAAAAATTACATTTCTCAAATAGCAGATAATTTAGTATTTGAACAAAATACAATAGCTACAAGAAATAATTTTTTATCACAAGTTAACCCATACCTAGAAAGTGTACAACAAAGACAAGGTTTATATGCTTTTAAAGTTGTAATGGATGAAAGTAATAACACACCAGATGTTATAGATAGAAATCAATTAATAGGACAAATATATTTACAACCAACTAAAACGGCTGAATTTATATACCTAGATTTCAACATATTACCAACTGGAGCTACTTTCCCGGTATAAAAATTAAAAAATTAGATATTTATAATCGAAAATAAACAATAAAAAATGGCAGTAATAGATCCCAATGAAATATTTTATACAGCGTTTGAACCCAAACAAGCGAATAGGTTTATCCTATACATGGATGGGATGCCTAGCTACCTAATTAAACAAGTTAGTGCTGTAACATTACAACAAGGTGTAGTAACTTTAAATCACATTAATGTTGAAAGAAAAGTTAAAGGTAAATCAATATGGCAAAACGTTACAATGACGTTATTTGATCCAATCACTCCTTCAGGTGCACAAGCAACTATGGAATGGGTAAGATTACATCATGAATCAGTAACAGGTAGAGATGGTTATTCTGATTTTTATAAAAAAGATTTAACTATCAATGTATTAGGACCTGTAGGTGATATTGTTTCAGAATGGATATTAAAAGGTGCATTTATTGTAAATACTAACTTTGGAGAGTATAATTGGGACACAGTAGATACAGCAATTAACTTATCAATTGAAGTAGCAATAGACTACGCAGTATTAAATTTCTAAAAATACTTAAATATTTTATTAGAGGGAGCTTGGCTATGTCAAGCTCCTTTTTTATATTGGTATTTATAACAAAATTAAGTTATTTTAAATAAAAGATTATGAGCGAATTTAAATTCCCAACAGAAACTATAGAATTACCATCAAGAGGTTTAGTATACCCTAAAGATAATCCTTTATCTGAAGGTAAAGTAGAAATGAAATATATGACTGCTAAAGAAGAAGATATTTTAACCAACCAAAACTATATTAAACAAGGAATAGTAATAGATAAATTATTAAAATCCTTAGTAATTTCTAAAGTAAATTATGATGACATGATAGTAGGAGATAGAAATGCTATTTTAGTAGCTGCACGTATTTTAGGGTATGGTAAAGATTATGATTTTATATACAAAGGAGATAATGTTTCAATAGATTTAACTGAACTAGAAACTAAATTTTTAAAAGAGGGCGATATGATAGAAGGAAAAAATGAATTTGCTTATACATTACCTCATACTAATACAGCTATTACCTATAAAATATTAACTAATAGAGATGAAAAAAATATAGAGTCTGAAGTTAAAGGTCTTAAAAAGTTAGATAAACAATCATCTCCTGATATGTCTACTAGATTAAAATATATAATTCAGTCAGTTAATGGGGAAACGGAAAATAAAACAATTAGAGATTTCGTAGATAACTATATGCTAGCTAGAGATTCTAGATCACTTAGAGAACATATTAGAGAAAATCAGCCTGATATTCAAATGAAATTTGATTATATGGGCGAAAATGGTGTAGAGGAGGGTGCTGTCGTTCCTATGACAGCCGGGTTTCTTTGGCCTGACTCCTAAATATAGAATTTCTATATTTGAAAATATCCATGATATAATTTTTTATGGAAATGGGGGATTTGATTATGAAACTGTTTATAATATGCCCCTATGGTTAAGAAAATTTACTTTAAACAGAATTAGTAAAGACTTAAAAAGTCAAAATGATGCTTTAAAAAAGGCTACTAATGATCAAAATTCAACTTCAGCAAATATGGGAGATCCTCTCCCAGAACATATGAAAAAAGCATTTCAAGATCAATCTAAAAAATCAAGCTATACTACACAAAGGGCTAAAAAATAGTATTTTTTAGTATTTATAATAAACACTCTTTATGTCTAAAAATGCTGCTGAAATAGAAAAAATTAATCAACTTTTACAAAATTCTGTTGAACTAAATGATAAAGTAGCAGCTGGGTTTAGAAGAAGAGCTGAAGACATCAGAGAAGGAATAACTGCTGAAGAGGATTTTAAAAAACTCCAACAAGACATAAATGAAGAAGTCAGAAAAGCTAATAGAAGCTTTAATGACATGGCTGACCAGCTAAAAGCTATTACAGGAGAACTTTCTAAACAATACTCTAAACAAAACCAAATGGTTAAAGGTTTAAAGGGTATGACTGCTCAGGCTAATAAACTAGCTAATGAAGAATCAAATATTTCATCCTTTAATAAAAAACAACTTTTATCTATGCAAGAAAAGATAAAAGCAAATAGAAAACAAGCTTCTGACGCAGCAAAAGCTTTATTACATAGTAAGGGCATAATATCTAAAAGAGGAATAGAAGAAAAAAGATTACAAGCTGAAGTAAATAAATTAAGAGAAGAAGGAAATAATAAAGAAGCTGATGCTTTACAGACAGCTGCAGGTATAAGAAGAGACCAATCTAAAGTTTTTGACAATCTTGAAAAACAATTAATAAAACGAATTGAATTAGAAGATAAATTTACAAAAGGATTAGGTTTTGCTGGTGAAGCTGCTGCGGGGTTAGATAAAGCTTTACAAAAAGCAGGACTTCCCTCTTTAGGAATAGCATCTGCTATAGAAAAAGCAAAAAAAGAATTTGTATCTGCTGAGAATAAATCTTCTGCGCTTGGTTTAACTATAAAAAACCTAGTTAAAAATATGGGTGAAGCTTTTTCTTTAGCTAATATGTTCCAAGCATCTGTAGGATTTCTTGTAACAAATATGATGGCAGTTGATAAAGCAGCTGGAGATTTTGCTAAAAATCAAGGAATATCCTATAAAGAAACTTTAAAGCTTAAAGATGAAATGATAGAAGTAGCTCAAAATTCAGGTGATATTTTAGTTAGTTCTAGAGGTTTATTGGAAACTCAAGGAAGATTAAATGAATTAATGGGTTCTAATGTAAAATTCAGCAATGAATTAACTGCTGACATGACTTCTATAGCTTTAAGAACTAAAATGTCTGCAGAAACACAAGAATTACTTGCTATGCAGTCTATAAAAACAGGCAAAGGAGCAAAAGATATTTTAAAATCTCAAAAACTAAAAGTAATACAGTTAAACAAAGAAAAAGGTTTAACAATGAGCATAAAAAAGGTTCAAGATGCTATAGGTAAATCTTCTAAATCCCTCCAATTAACCTTTAAAGGGAATCTTGATGAATTAACTAACCAAGTAATGGCTGCTAAAGCATTAGGTACAAATCTAGCAGGAGTAGAGGGTATAGCTTCTAGTTTATTAGATTTTGAAAGTTCAATACAAGCAGAACTTGAAGCAGAATTATTATTAGGGCAAGAAATTAATCTAGAAAAAGCAAGACAAGCGGCTTTAGAAGGAGATATGGCTAAGGTAGCAGAAGAAGTTTTAGGGAATAAGGCAATTATGAATGCTTTTGAAACTAAAAATGTTATAGCACAAGAACAAGCAGCTAAGGCCTTAGGAATGAATAGAGAGCAATTAGCTGAAATGGTTAAGGAGCAGGAACAATTAGAAGCTGTTAGAGCAGCAGGATTTGATAGTTTAGACTCTGCTCAACAAAAATACAATGAAGATAGAGCAAAAGGTTTATCTCATGAAGAAGCCTCAAAAGGTATAAGTGATGAAAATTTAAAAGCTCAATTAGAATCAGCATCCGTAGCTGATCAATTTGCAGCTACTATGGAAAGAGTTCAAGAAATGTTTGCTGAAATGGCAGTTCCAATATTAGAAATGGTTCAAGGTTTAATGGCTTCTGATGGATTTGCTAGAAAATTAGCAAAAACTGTAAAAATAATATCAGGTCTTTATGTTTTAACTCAAGCTGCTATAGTAGGATCTAATATTGCATCTGCAATAGGGCTTGGAATAAAGAAAAAAGAAACCAGAGAAGAAAAAATGAAAGCCTTAGCTAGAATTGGTGGGGTAGCTGCAGCTTTTGTTTCTAATCCTATTGGTGCTACTATTGGTTTAGCTTTAGGTTTAGTTGCGGCAGGAGCTATGTACGCTGCATTAAAAGATGGTGTTATTGATCCTAAAAAAGGACCAGTAGTATCTGGAGAATTTGGAACAGTACAACTTCACCCTGATGATCAGATTGTTGCAGGAACTGATTTAATGGGTGAGAAAAAATCTGGACGAGGAGGAGGAGCTAGAAGAGATGCTGTTCTAATATCAGAAATCCAAACTTTAATAGGGGTAAATAGGCAAATATTAGCTAAATCTTCAACTATAGAAATGAATGGTAATCAAGTAGGACAAGAAATTAATACATCTGAACGAGCAGTTCAATAATATTAATATTTATAATAAAATAATAACACAATGGGACTAAAAGAAAAATTTGAAAAAAAAGGATCAACTTTTGGAGCTGGTCAAGGGGGTAATTCTTCTAATTTACAATCCGAAAGAGATGCAGTAGTAGGAGATTTGAAACAATCAAAATTACATTTTGATTATTCAATAAATGGTAATCCTGAAATTTTAGGAGCTCCATCTCCATCAATATTGGATTTAAATGGGAAAAAACCTAAAGCACCTAATAGGGATGGTCAAACCTTACCTATAAATAATACCTTTGAAAAAGGTACTTATAAAAATAGCGCACCCGATGCAGGAATAGGAAGGATTTAATAGATGTCTAATTTAAGAAATCTTAAAACAGACCTTAAGTCTTTAAAGTATAGTAAAGATAGACCTGATTTAGGTTATAGTGGACAACCCTTTATCCAAAAAGATATAGATAAAGAACCTACTAATAATTCAACAGAGGATTTTTTGCTAAGGGGAGGATTAAATGCTATCCCTGATGCTGCCGAAGATGTAGGTAGATTATCTAAATACTTTTTTAATTTAAAATCTCCAAGTGGTTTTTTATTTATAGCAAAGCAAAATCTACTATCAAAAACATCAGTTAAAACACAAGCTTCAAATGGCGGTGGTTATGGAGGTTTCAGAATTCCTTTAGATGCTAACCCATTAGAATCAAAACAAAATGGTCCTATTAATCAAGGAGTTTATACTCCTTTATCTACTTTATTACAAGCAGGAACTGGATTTTTAGGAGCTCATGTAAATTTTCTAGGTACAGATCCAACATCTCCTATGACATTGGGAGGCAAAGAATTATATAATACTGGATTAGGTTTAAATACATATGATTCAATTATTAAAAATGAAAAACTATTACATTTAGGAGACAATCCTAAGATAATTAATAATAGGTTAATTAATTTAGCTGAAACTATTTCATTAGGTATAAGTTATCCTATAGGAGATATAACTTATAATCCTTCATTAGGACAATCAGGAGAATTAATGTCATATCAAGGTGGACCTGGAGCCATATTAGGTTTTGGTAAAACTAGTATTAGAAAAGCTTCTCATTCTATAGGGTTAAATTTAACTCCAAGAACAATTTTAGATAAAAATTCAGTAGGTAAATCAATGATTTTTGCAGGTGGAACTAAATCTTGGACTTATAATGAATTATTATCTATAACCCAATCTGGTATTAACTATACACTTGTTGATGGTTCTGAAAGAGAATATAAGCCTATTAATTTTAGTACTACCTTCAATAAAGCAGAATCTCAACAGAGAGATTTTAGAGTACCAATACTAAAAGAAGCTATCACAAGCACAGTAACAGGTATAGCACCTTCATACAATCCAGAAAATAGCAGAACTATAGATGGTAGAAGCACCTCAAGAATAAATTACTCATCCCCTGGTCAAAAAGGAGATATTATTAGTTATACTAGAGGAAAGCTTATAGATGGTAAAAGAAATATAACAGATAGAATTAATTTTTTACCTATTTATAATTCTCAAAATGTAAGAGGATCTGATGAAGATGGAATTAATGATTTAGTTAAATTTAGAGTAGCTACTTTATTAAGAGATGGTAAAAAAATATATACCCATTTTAGAGCATTTATAAATAGTTTTACAGATAACTATAGCAGTAAATGGGATTCTTTAAAATATATGGGAAGAGGTGAAGACTTTTACAAATACGGTGGGTTTAGTAGAGGAGTTAGCGTATCATTCACTGTAGCAGCGCAATCAAGACCTGAATTAATGGCCCAATATAAAAAATTAAATTTTATTGCATCAACTTTAGCCCCTGAATATGGAACTACAGGTTTAATGGGTGGGGCTTTACATCAACTAACTTTAGGAGGTTGGTGCTATGAACTTCCAGGATTTATTAGTAAATTTGACTTATCAGTACCTACAGAATCACCTTGGGAAATAGCTATTAATGATACTGTATCGGATGGAAAAGGAACAGGTGATAATAGTGTAAAAGAAATGCCTCATATAGTTAATGTAAGTATGACATTTACCCCAATCCATAAATTCAGACCAGAATTGCAAGATAATGATTATGAAAAAACTGGTGGAAGTGTTAGTAAATATGGACCACAACAATACATTGCTCTTAGTAATAGTACATCCACAGAAGCTTCAAATTACCAATATACTCCTACATTAAAAGAAGCTGAAAAAGTAGCTCCTGAAAATATAGATTTAGAATAATGAATAGATATGCTGATATAAATAAAACTACCTCAAAAAAAGGAAGTCAAATATATAAAACCGTAAGATATCCTGATATCCCAAGATTAAATAGTGATACTTATGTTTTTTCAACTATAGGAGATAGATATGATACTTTAGCCCAAGAATATTATGGTGATTCTTCATTATGGTGGGTTATAGCTAATGCTAATAGTAAACTAAAAAAAGATTCATTAACTCCTCCTATTGGATCCCAAATTAGAATCCCAGCAAATCCAACAAATACTATTGCAGATTATAATGAAATAAACGAATAAAGTTATGGCAAATTTATTAGGTGAACCCTTTGATGATTATGTAAGTGAACAAGTTTCTGCAAGGCAAAAATTACATGGTAAACCCCTAAGAAGTCCTAGTGAATTAAAATATTTAAATGGTCGTAATGCTTGGGTTAAATTAGCATCTGGGGTAGAGTTATCTGAAAATAGATTAAAATTGTTAAAAGGTAATCCTTTAGTAAATCAAGAGGGGGAAGGAGATACTTTAGCTAAACAAAATGTATTATTTAATGGTTTATCTGATAATAAAGGTAATCAAAGATCAGGAATATCAGGTCCTAATAGAGCTTATGGGGTTGGAGGAATTGAACAGTTTGGATATTCCCCAATGCCTGGAATAATTAATATGGATTTTAAATGTTTAAATAGAGGTTCTATTAAAAAAGCAACACTATCTATTAAAGCCCATAATAGAAATCAATTTGATGTTATTGATGTACTCTATATGAGATTAGGATACTCAGTATTATTAGAATGGGGATTTGATAAGTATTTAGATAATAATATGAAAGTCCAAAATACACAGGAAACATTAATAAATAACTGGTTTTGGAAACAAAAGAAAAGTAGCTATAAAAAAGTTCATCCTAAGATTAAAGAATATCGAGAAAAATATGCTGGGAATTATGATGCTGCATTTGGAATAATATCTAATTTTTCATGGACATTTCAACAAGATGGAACTTATGATATTAAAATAGAAATTATAAGTATGGGGGATATAATTGAATCCCTTAAAGTAAATTTACCTTCTTTGTATACTTTAAAATCTAATGGTGTAAACTCCCAAATAGGAAAAGATTATGCTTCTCTTCTTCAAGAAAATGGAGCAGACGCTGTTGGTGAATCCGCCTTTTATGATAAATTATACCCAGGATTAAAAGAAGCAATTACAGGATGGTGGGATAGAGCTATATCAGGGACAGGCACTAAAGAGAATTTTTATAATAAAGTAGGACTTCCACCTAAAGTATCTGTAGGTTCAGATCAATTAAAAAATTGGACGGGAATCAAGAAAGAAGTTCAAACTTATGGCGCTAAATGGGAATGTAAATTAACTGAAATTGAATTTTATGATAAAGATGGGAAACTTTATGATAATAAGTTAAAAGAAATTGATGAGGGCTTTGCTTTTGATGATGTTAAAAAACAAGCTGTTATCGATGGTATTTTCCAACTATTTAATAATGGTACTTATGGATCTTCTGGAGAAGAGTTAGATAAATATAAAAATACTCCATTTGCAT